AGTAGCTTGTGAACTTACATATTCATAAGTATTGTGAGCATCACTAATTGGTAATGTTTCAACAGTCGCTGCTGCATCTTGGTTGTCGTTAAAAGCAAGTATAAACTTATTACCTCCAGTTCCTGTGAACTTCTGAGCTATTCTGTTTTCTAAGTTTTGTCTTTCTTCTGCATTCGGAGTTCCGTTGTTAAATTGGATAAGAGTATTTGGACTGAAACTTCCTTGTACGTTGTTTAAGTGAAAGTTTGATACTTCGCTTTCTATCTCACACCATTGTAAACAACCTGTATAGTCTGGACTTGAATAATATTTGTACCCAGCTCTGTAAGGCTTAACGTATATAATCTCTATATTCTCGTTACTACTTCCAAAAGATGGTATTCTCTTTAATTCTGTTCTCGGTTTTACATTTGACCAATCATCTGAATAAAAATAGCCTTCTATTTCTCCTTTTTCGTTACATTTCTCAGCTCTTAAGTTTTCTACTGGTATATGAGCAACTTTAGCTATTGTCTTTCTATCCTTTGAGTAAATAATCTGCATTGCACATTGTCCCATCAGCTTTAAATCAAAACATAGCTTTTGAACACAATCCTTGTGAAACATTGTAAGCATTTTAGCGTACTGTTCTGGTCTTCTATTTGAATCCGAAGCATCTAAGCCTAGTCCGTATATTTGCTGGCTAATAGCATTTATAATAGCGTTGTTTGTTGGACTATTCTCATAGTTAGAGATTAAGTGCCCAAAGAAATCATTATCGCTACCATAAGCCACCCATTGCTTATTAGATTTCTCTATAATCTCTGGGCTTGTGTAACTACTTAAATTTACAATTCTTAAATCATTCATATTACTATATAATCGTTATCAAAACTATCCTCTGTGGTGTATTCTCCATCATTTACAGAATAGTAATCGTTATTTACTTGGTTAATTGTTTGGTCTGTGCAAAATACTCTGTCTTTGTATATTACAACAGTTCCATCCTTTACCTCAAGAGTATAAAAATCTCCCTCTGTTAAAGTACCAAAAGCGATAGTAAAAGCCATATAATTACCATCAGTTGAAGCAGTAGGAGTTTTAGTTATTAATGCACCTGTGCTTTCGCTTGTTAGTTTTACAGTAATACCACCATCAATAAATTGTCTTGGAATTACCTTAAAAGCCTTATCCCCATTAGTTCCTATTAACTTCATACTAATATATAAACAAAACTAAATTATTTTGTATTGTATAGAAATAAAAAAAGCCCTCCCAAAAGGAAAGGCTAATTTTAAATATAAATAATATATTAAGCTGGGTCTATTGAAGTTGTAGAACTTACATCTGGAACAGTACAGAAGAAAGGAGGGTCTACCTCTGTTGCTACTGCTGTTAGTGTAAATCCTTGTAAATCTCCAGCTGCTGCACCAGAAACAATAGTTCCTCCAGTGATTTCAGCTCCGTTAGTTTTACCTATTAATAAGTACTTAGTTACTCCAGCACCATTTGGATAAAGTTCAGCTACATACTGAGCACGTCCTCTATTTAGAAGTTTAATCTCCTCTTGAGTTGCTACATCTAACACTTGAAAAGTAATGTTTAATGTACTTTCATAAAATGTAGTACCGTTTTCTCTAGAAGATGTTACACTTGTTTCTAATGATGTTTGACCACCTTTTACTTCAAACTTGAAGAATTCAGCAGAGTCATCAGTCGGTAATGTTACAGTACCACTACTAGGTGTTAACGCAGCAATAGCAGCATTAAAATCTAAGATGTAAATATTTTTAATTCCAGCAAAGGCAGTTTTACATCCTACCCCTCTACCTTTTGTTATTGCACAAGCCATATTTTTTTGGTTTTAAATAAAAAAGGGTAGGCAGTTTTGCCCACCCCTTTAAATCAGTTAATTAGTAATTAAGAATATAAAACTATATCGTTTCCTATTCCTATCTGCACTCCAGCAGTATAACGCATCACAACGCGAACATTTTGTGAACCATCAGTTTCTGACATATCAATTACTCTTACTTCGTTTCTGTCATCTAATAGACCAGTTCCAAAAAATAAATTTGACTTAGGCGTTAATAAAGCTTTATTGCTTCCGAATCCTTTTGCCACAAAGATGTTGATACCTTCAAAAGATAAAGCTCCTCCGTTATACCATTGTGTTCCTTTATTGTCTGTACCAGCACCACCGATAGTAGCAGCAAAGCCACCTAAAGCTCTAATATAAGCCTGTGCTACATTTGTAGAAACATAAAGAGTTAAATCTTCTTTTCCTAAGATAGCTGGGCAGTTAGTAACTGCACTATCTACAACAGAACCTAGCTGAGCTATAACATTTGAGCTATCAATAGCAACAGCAGTAATGTCGTTTACATCTCCATCAGCTAAAGCTACTTGTAAGAATCCATCAAAAGACCCTTCTCCAGCAGCACCACTCCAGATAGAAGTTTCAGTAGCATTAGCAACCTCTGCAGCTACTCTTGAAATTACATAGTCAGAGAATAATGGAGGAAGTTCGTCAAAAGCACTAAAGCCCATTTGAGCAGCTTCCCAGTCAGCGTGTAGCTCTTTCTTACAGATTTGTAAGTTTACCTGTAGTTCAGATGGTGTCAATACTTTTTCAGTTAAAGTAAGTCCAGATGTTGTAGCATCGAAATCACAATCAGCAGAACGTACTAAGTTTGAGAAAGTTCCTACTTTCATAGCAGCTTTATACTTGATGTTCGGTAAGATTGTTACAGCTCCAGCATCTAATGTTGAAGCAGATAATAGGGCAGCACCTAAGTACTTCCCAGCAAATTCTCCAGCATAGCTAGAGTTAGTAATCGTTGGATTAGCCATTTAATTTAATTTTAGTTGTTAATTATTTTATTTAATACTCTATCAAAAGTTGATGGTCTGCGATTTTGTGCAAACTTTAAACTTGATTTGTTTGTTGAACCAGCTTCTGGATTTGCCATAATAGGCTCTGCGGAAGGCTCATTCAATTCTTCTTGTACCTCTTGTGGCACTTCGTTTAATTCGTGCTTAGATAATTCTTCTGTTAATAAGTTTCCTAAGTCATCAGAACTCATTTCTTCTTTAGGCTCTAACATTGCTTTGATTTCTTCAACAATATCCCTAACCTCTTGTAGTTCTTCTTTTGTAGCATAGCCCATTTCTTCTTTTTCTTCTTCTTGAGCCTCTACTTCTTCAACTTCTTCCTCTACTTCTTCTTTTTCTTCTTCTTCTCTAGCTTCTTTAATTTCAGCTATAATACCTTCATCAGATACTACTAAAATTCTTCCGTCTTCTAGTTGGTAATCTCCAACTGGTAATGCTACTTTTTCATCATCAGTAACAATAAAAACTTCGCTTTCAGCTTCAAAAGAATCTGCTTCTATAACAGTTCCATTCTCTAACGCTTGTTGTTCTAGCTTAACTTCTTCAGATAAGCCCACAACTTCCTTGATTTTACTAATCATATCATTTGTATTCATATTAATATATAATGGTTAAAAATTAATTTTGCATTTTCAAACGTTGCCAATTCCTTGAGCTCTTAAACTTCCATCACAACATTTAGTCTTATAAGTATTGTCTTTACATAAACAACCCCCTCTTCTACTTCCTTTGGGACTTGTTTTGCTTGGTGTTATAAATTCTTTAGTTTTGTTTTTCATTTAAATTATTTTATAGGTACACAGTTGGGTACTTTCTTTCCGTTTTTAATTTTCATTCCGTATTGCTCGTAACCATCTTGACAAGGTGCTTTTAGGTTGTGTTGTTCACACGGCATAAACCAAGTCTTACCATCAAAATCGTGTTCGTGGTAATTATCGCATCCAATATCTTGTGCTGCCTTTATAGCAAGTTCTTTTGTTGAATAAGCTAACCTATCATCTATAATAGCCATTGAGTCATTTATTACTTCACTTGCTAACTCAATCTCTCCTAGTTCTTTTAGTTTGCTTTCTGCCCATCGCTTTCCAGCTTTACCACCCCAAAGTAAATAAGAGATAGTACCACAGGCTTTAGAATCTCCCTCATCATAATAAGCCTCAGCTCTTGATAAGTAAGAGTACATTCTTTTTATAGTTTCCTTTGATATTGGTTTTCCTTTTGCTAATTGTTGAGCTCGTATCTTTCCTACTTGAGTAGCACACTTATTATTTACTTTTTCGTTTAGGTCTAGACCTCTTTTAGCGTTGTTCTTTACTCCACTAGGATAATCTGAATAGCTTTCTAAGACTGTCTTTTTACCACTTTTTACTCGCTTATCATTTTTAATAATAG